CGCGTTCGGCGTGTTGTAGCGGTCATTCCATTGCTTTTGCTTGAACTCGATCATCTGAAGCAACCACTGCATCTGATCAGTCCTGTCGATCCGGTAGTCTTCCCATTGCTGAGTCCGTGCCGACAGGCTGATCGCATTGGCCGCGAACGTCTCCAGGGCGCGAAGCTCAACGAGATCCAGGTAACGCCCTTGCAGGGTATCGTCGAGGTTGGCCAGGTCCGCGTCCGCGACCGCCGTCCGGTCAGTGGGAAGGATGCCGAACCACTCCAGGGCCGAGGCCACCGGGTCATTCAGGTCGGGGTTCGCACCATCCGTGACCGTGGATCGCTTGAGCTTCGTGAGGACTTCCTTGAGCCGGCTCACCATCGCCTTCTCGACGCCGACGCGAGTCAAGCTCATCAGAGGTTCTCCCCGGCAATAGGCGAGGCCGCTCCGTATGGGTCCGGAGCGGCATAGGTTCGAGGCTCGAAGGGCCGTCGATCAAGGGCTGCGGATTACTTCGCGGGCTTGTCGTCAGCCTTCGGGGTGGTGTCCCCGAGGATCGCCTGACGCTGTGCCGCCTTGCCGTCATCGGCCGGCTTCGCATCGGCGGCATTGCCGGTGTCGGCCCCGGCCGGCTCGGGCAACTTGCCCCCGTTGGCCGCGGCCTGGGTCAGCTTGTCCCGCTCGGCCTGCAAGCGGGCGATCTGGGCATCCAGGACGTCGGCCGTGACCTTCTCGAGCGCCGGGTTGCCCAGCACCAACTCGGCCTCGGTCGGTAGGTCCTCGATCTTGGTGATGATCTCACCGTTATGAATAACAGACTCCCCGCGCTTGATGATTTCCTCGAGCTGGTCGCGGGTCTTCTTCGCTGCGGCTTTCATGGCCATGCGTGCCTCGTGGTTCGGGTCAGTAGATCAAGTGGTTCTCGAGTCAGGGAACAGGGGGTCAGCCCACCCTCATCAGCTCAACTGGGCCGGCGGCCGGGGCGGCTGCGCGGGATGGCTGACGTTCCAGCGGTCAATCAGGACCAGGCCCAGGTGGTAGAGCAGCAGGGCGCCCAGGATCATGATCATGTCGTGGATCAAAAACCCGAGCGGGTTGGCCAGCGCGGCAGCCAGGTACATCAGCAGGTGCCAGCCGCCCAGCGGGAACAGGAGGATGAGCAGCACGATCAGCAGGATCAGCGACATCGGCGGGGACTCCCAGGCGTCACCGTGTGATCGACACGCCCACGGCGATGCCGACCAGGATCAGGGTCAGCGCGGCCAGGCAGAGGAAACCTCGGGGCGTCATGGTCGACTCCGGTCGTCAGGATGCGGCCCGGGATCGGCCGGGAACGCTCCCGGCCGCCCCAGGGCAGATCTCATCGGCAACCATGCCAGCCGATGCGGAATGGGCCGAGGACGGCCCGGCCGAATCCCCGGAACAACCCCGCTCGCGGCGGCGGTCCGTGGCAACTGGAGCTATGGCTGTAGCTGTAGCTGTAGCTGGATTCGGTCGAGCAGGCTGGTACCGCGTAGGACTGGAGTGAGCAGGGTTGGCCGGGCAGGCATCCCGCAACCGGCTGGGGTAACGCGGCGGGCGAGGCAATGGCTGGCAAGGCGTACCCCGGCAAGGCCGATGAGACGCCGTAACTGATCACGCAGGCGCCGCCGGCGCACTGGGCCGAGGCCGAGGCCGGGATAGCCAGCAGGCAGAGCAGGGCAAGCACCAGGGCCAGACCGAGAACGAGCACACGCATGGAATTCTCCTTTGGGTTGGATGCGTTAAGTTCAGGAACGTTAGGGGCAGCCGAGATCCATCACGAGCGGAAAGCGAGGGGGCTGCCCGCCCTGTGGCCAGACAGCCCTGGAGGATTACTGGACAGTCAGGACGGCCGTGCAGGTCTTGCGATGCTTGCGGGGGAAGCCGCGGGCGACGCCCCACGCCGTCAGATTGGGGGGATTCAAGTCGGCGTTGCCGGTGAAGTAGCCGAACGGGCCGAAGACCTGGCCGCCGGCCACGTTGTCAGGGTCGCCGACCAGGCCCGCGACCTGGGCCTCGATGACCAGGGCGTTCGCGAAGTCGTAGGCCGTGGGGTCCTTCTCGTCGGCCCGGTTCGACAGCAGCACCTTGCCCAGCGGCAGCACGCGGGCATTCGACTGGGTGCCGTCCTCGCCCTGGCTAAAGATCAGCTTGTTCTCCAGCTCGATCTCGCACTGGAGCAGCTCGCTGGCGAGCTTGATCATCCGCGGGTCGTAGGCATTCCAGGCGGTCGAGGCCAGCGGCGCGTTGACCAGACCCGCCAACAAATTCTTAAACTCGGTCGTCGCCGCCATGTTGATGAAGTCGGGCGTCGTCATCGTGATCTTGTCGTACGTCTCGCCGTAGGTCTGCTGCGCGTACGATTTCAGGGTCAGGATGTCGGTGATCGGCGTGGCGGTGGTACTGGTCCAGGCCGTCGAGGGCGTGCTCTTGAGATCGCTCGGCATCCCCCAGGATCCGGTGATCTTAATGCCGAGCCGATCATAGGTGATCGAGTCGAGCATCATGGCGCAGATCAGAGCGTTCTTGCGTTCCTGAATCGCCCGGATCAGGTCCCGCGCCGTGGTCGTCTCCCAGTTGGTGAACATGTCGACCTCGCCGCGGATGCCGGGCGAGGTCAGGTTGGCGCGGATCCGGTTGAGGCGGGCGATCATGCCCTGGCTGAACCGGCGGCCGACCTTCAGGTTCGGGATCGTGTTGGTCACGTACTCGAGCTGGCCGGCCTCGTAGACGGCCGCCTTCGAGTCGTCGGCGATGATGTCCGCGGCGAACACCTTGCCGGTGAAGTAGGTCGTGATCTCGTCATCATCGGCGTTCACTTCCTCGGTGCGGTTGAGGAAGGTCGTCGGCAATGACTGCTGGTAGCGGCTGTACTGGTCAAGGATCAATGCGTTGAACTTGACCGAGTCGAGAATTTGTCCATCAGAAAGCAGCATGAGCCTTCACCCTCATCGGTGCGGTCAGTGGATCGGACCCGCCAGCCTCGGCATCGAGCTGGCCCGTGGCGTGGAAATGGCGATGCCCCGGTCGGCGTCGCGCGGCTCCGGGGCATCGTGGCTGTGTCGAGCGATCAGGCTGCCTGAGGCAGCGCGGATCAGATCAGACGGTGGCGTAATCGAGCTTGGGGAAGGTCGATTCGAGGTTGGCCAGGGTCGGGCCGGCCGCGAGCGAAGCGGCGCCGGTCCCGGCCTGGATCAGCCGGGCCTTGTAGACCGTGCCGCCGTTGATGACATCGGGGTAATCCGCCTTGGGGTCGTTGTTGACGACCGTGCGGTTGAGCAGCCATGCCGAGCCACGCGCCAGCGTCTGCCGGCCATCCGTGGCGGCCGGGTCGTATGGGCCATACTTGCCCGAGGCCGTGATCTTGCAGATCACCTGGCCATAGCGCAGGTAGCTCGAGCCGACCTTGACAGTCACGCTATCACTGAGCACGGCATCCGAGCCGGAAACCGCCGCGACCGTGCTCCAGTCGATCGTAATGCCGCCGACCGGCTTGTCTCCCTGGCGGCCATCCGCCAGGAGCTGGATCGACGTCCCGACGACGCCGAGGACCGTTCGTCCGAACATGGTTCATGCGCGGGGCCTGGCCCCGCCCTCCCGTGTGTGCTGGTGGGTTGAGAGAACGCGAAGGACGGAAACAGGCGATGCTTAGGCCTTCGACCCGCTGCCCTTGCGGCCGAGGAACCGGTCATTCTGCTCACGCGCTCGCTCGAGCGCGGTCTTCGGCTGTCCGTCGCCGTTGTGGCTGAGCGTTTGCAGGTTGGCCGGCTTGCTGCCGCTGGCGACGTTTTCCGTGGTCAGCCCATGCGGCCGGGCCGAAGCCTGGAGCGACTTCAGCGCAGACAGGCGGCTGAACCCATCCACGGGGCTGTCAAGGTCATCGATCGCGGCCTGACGCAGCGCCGGCCGCAGGCTCGTGAGCTGCGCTGCCGTCACGCGATCGGCGGCCTTCTCAGCGGCGCAGAACTGGTCCACGTCGGCATCGATCGCCGCCAGTTTGGCCTCGCGGCGCTCAGCCGTGCGGGCCTCCTCGGCATCCTTGAGCCGCTTGTTCGTCTCGGCAAGTTGGGCTTGCAGCTTCGTGACCTCGGGGTCGGCCGGAGCCGGCTCGATCCGGCCGGCCGAGAACTGGGCTGACGGGGACGGCGTCGGTCGGGCCGCCAGGGCATTGACATCATCGTCCAGCTCGAACTCGTCGCCGGGCTCGGCACTGGAGACGCCGAGCAGCCCGAGCAGCCCGGACAGGGAGATCTTGCGAGGCATGGGTTTCCCCTCGTGGTGGAATGCGGCCGCATGGCCGGAGTCAAAAAACCGGCGGGAAACCCCGCCCCGGTGATTCGTGTTGAGCAGGTGCCCATAGGCAAGCTGGACCTGGGCCAGCTCACGCGAGTCGAGCAGGCCGCCCTTCATGGCCGTCAGTGCCCGGCGAAAGCCCGCTCCCGGCACGGCGCCATCGAAGACGGCCGAGATCTCCCCGGCCGTGCCGTTGTGAATCGAGTAGGTGGCGATCCCCTCCGGGACCCCCTTGGCCTTTTGCGCCTGGATCTGATCGCGGCTCATCCGCCGGGTCGTGCCCGGAACGTGGAGGCAGAGGTAGCGGCCCTCGTTGTCGGTGGCCTGGAAGTCGAAGCCGCACACATCGCAGATCGCCTGCCCGCCGTAGATGCCGAGCGACACGTCAAAGATGGTCCCGGCGTCGATCCCGGCCGCGAGACTATCCGTGCTCGGGCCGCTCTGCCCGTTGGGGTACTCACCCGCGAGCATGTAGATGCCCAGGACGACGCGGCTGAACGCCTGCCCGCCCGCCATGGCCCAGGACTCATACCGGCCCGCGAAGGTCCGCCCCATCGGCAGCTCGGACGGTGAGCTCAGCCCCCCGGTCCGGTGCGAGTTCATGAAGGCGAAGCCGGCATCCGCCGCGCCGGCGATGTTCTTCAGCGTCGAGGCATGGAGAAACATCGATCGCGAGCTGACGAAGTTGGTGTTGCCCGCCTCAAGGTACTTCACATGGACCTGTTCCGCGGTCAGCGGGTTGGCGGCAAGCTGGAGCGAGTTGATTCGCTCGAGCGCGGCGGCCCCGGTCGGCATCGTCCCCCGGGCCGAGATCAGCCGGCCCTTCTCGGGAGCGGCCGGCGGCGTGGCCCCGGCCAGCCGCAAGGGGAATGCCTCGAACCCCTGCCGGGCCGCCAGCCGCGTCCGCTGGCGGCACTTGTCCTGGTTGTAGAGCGGCATGGCTGGCATCGGCTTATCCCCCATTGGCTTTCCCGGATCGCTTCGTCTTGCCCTTGGGCTTCGTCTGGTTGTCGGTGCCGTCGTCCGAGCCATCAGACTGGTCGTCGGAGGATGAACCATCCCCCTCGACCGGCTCGCCCTTCCTGACGGCCGCCTGGGCCACCTGGGCGGCCTTGCGCTGCTCGATCCGCGCCCGCATCGCCGCCTCATCAACCGGGGGCAGGCCCAGCCGGTCCCAGATCGCCGGCAACTGGGCCTCATCCACGAACCCCTTCACGAAGGCGTTTGCATAGGCGTTGAGCAGTTCGCCCTGGACGTGGCCGGGGGACCCAAGTGAGGGGATCGGCGTCAGCCGGTCAGCCACCTCGCGGCTCCAGTTCAGGGCGACCCAGCGGTACAGAACCTGCCAGCGCCACATCGCCAGGACCGGGATCCGGCCCCGGGTGAACGCCATCGCGGTCAGGTCTTGGCTCGAATCCGTGTCGGCCTTGCTGCCGTGCTTGGCTTCCTGGACGGCCCGCGAACTGAACAGGATCGACCGGAAGATCTCCATGTCGAACCGATCGAAGCCGTTGTGGTAGGCGCCGCCCTCGGTCCCCGGAGACAGCACGCCTGCCGAGCTCCCATGGGGGAGCGCCAGTCCCGTCCGGCGCTTGTAGCCTTCCAGGGCATCGAGCAACTGCTGGATGACTGAGCGCTCCGTCCGCTTGCCCGTGACCGGATCCACCACGTAATCGGCCTTGGCATACTCGCCGGCCGTCAGGAAGATCGTCGGGTCAGCGAAGTGATGGAGGAACTCGCCGAACTCAGGATACTGCTGGATCTTGAGGTTCCAGGGGTTGTAGGCGGCGCGGAAGCCCGATTGCCCGCGCGGGTCTCGGTGCCGTTTCTTCCAGGTTAGGACCGCGAACTTCTCGGGGTCGTAGTCCTGCCATCCGGCCCCGGTCCAGCCCCGGATCGCCCGCACCTTCATGAAGGCATCGACCCGGAAGTTCCAGGACCAGGCCGGCTTGGGCACGATCGAATCGTGCATCTGCCGATCCTTGTCCTCACCCGTGCCCCACTTGTAGGTGATTTCCCCCAGCGAGCAGCCGAAGGGGCAGGCCTCAAGCAGCTCGTCGAGGATCACGTCAACCGGCTCATCCAGCCCGTTCATCGAGCGGATCCCGGCCTCGCAGATCTCACTGGCCAGCTTCAGGTCGGCCTTGCGCTTCCGCTTGCTGATGACCTCACCCGGGTCCATCTTGATCGCCGGGGAGAGCACGAGGCCATCAGAGAGGATCCCTGCCTTGAGCAACTCGAAGGCGCAGACGACGGCCGAGTCGTAGAGCATCAGCTCATAGACCTGGCGGCCGAACTGCCGCACGACCTGATCGATCGACCGGGAGAGCAGGATCCCGACCTTGCCGAATGCGGGGCCGCCGTAGGGGCCACCGATGATGACCTCAGATCGGGGCTTCGCGTTCACCACCGTCGTCCCATCCACGATGGCGGCCGATCCGGCGTCCGGGGGCGACGATGCGAGTTGGATCTCATCTGGCATGGTGGTGCCCCAGGTACTTCGAGGTTGGCTTTCGCTCGCCGCCACCGGCGGCCGGCGCGCCCTGAGATGGCCGCAGGTGCCCGAGACGCAGCGAGCAGAGAGCGACCAGCAGACCCATCACGCGGTCGTCATGCTTGCCTTTGGTCGCGCCCAGCTTGCCGCCGCGCAGCCGCTTGAAGTGCCGCAGCTCATTCAGCAACGCCACCGAGCGGATCGTCACCAGGCCATCCCGCAGGGCCGCGGCGATCAGGTCCACGCCCGGACCCTTGGACTTGGCCGTGGTCAAAAAGCCAGGGCGGCCATCCTCACCGTTGTAGACCCGCGTGAAGGGTCGTGGCTCGTCCGTCTCCGGGTCGCGTGCCAGCGCGAACGCGATCAGCACCGCATGCCCGTGGTTGTTCCGCTCGATGGCGACCCAGGCGTGGTTGTAGTGGTCCGCGACCTTCATGAGCGCGGCCGCGTACTCATCCGGCTCCCAGTGCCCATGGATCTCGGCAACCTGTTCCCATGTCTCGGCATCCAGCACGGGGCAGGCATCATAGTCGCCCGTCTCCAGCCCCTCCGACACGTCCCCGCCGAGGATGTAGGACCGCCCCGGCTGGGGCAGCGTCCAGACCTTGAGGCCAGGGATGTCACGCAGCGCGGGCGGCAACTCGGCCGGCGCGAGCGGCTCGCGGAGGTTCTGGGCCTGGGCATTGATCCATGCGGCATCGAACCGCATGTTGCCGCTGGCCAGGAACGCCTCGACCGGGTTGGCCGGGTAGTTCTGCGGGATCAGCTTGGGGTCGTTGGACTCCGCGACCCTTGCCCGGAACCACTTGCGGTCCCGGCCGGGCCGGCACCACCAGGGGATGAAGATGGTCCGGAAACCGTTCAGCCCCTCGGTCGCCTTCTCCCAGATCGTGTGGAACAGGCCGCCGATCCCGTTGGCCGTCGAGAGCAGGATGAGCTGGCCGCCGGCGTCGATCGTCGGCTTGATGTTGAGGTACAGCTCATCGCCATACTTCATGTGCGCGGCTTCATCCATCACCACGACGGACGCGGCGTTGCCGATGCCCGCGTTGCGCGTCGCGGGCAGCGACTGGATCGAGGACCCGTTGGTCCAGAGGATCTCGCTGGCATTGTCCTTGCGCGGATCGACCCGGGGCAGCCGGTCGCGGAGCCATTGAGGCAGCCGCTGATAGATCGCCTTCACCCGGCGCAGCAGCTCGTTGGCCTCTTTCTGCCCCTTCGAGAGCAAAAAGATCAGTTGCCCGCGCTGGAATAGGCACCGCCAGAGCACGTAGCCACAGACGGCCCAGCTCATGCCGAGCTGGCGGGCCTTGAGCAGCACGAGCAGGCGGAACGCCATCAGCTCCCAGATCAGACGGACCTGGGCCGGCCAGAGCTGGAACGGCATCGTGCCGGTGGCATTCTCGCCGTGGCCCTGACTATCATCAATAATTCCATAGGCATTGATGAAGTAGGCGCAGTTCGCCGCGCACTTGGCCACCTCGGCGTCAGGGTCGAAGCGGGCCGCCGGCTCGGCCAGGGGATCCGTCTGGTCGAGCGTCGCGGCTGCCATCGCTCATGTCCCCACGGCCTTCAGGTCCTCATCCGGATCGTCCGGATCGAGGCCCGGCGGCTCATCGGGAATCTGCAGGATCTTGGCGCGATGTTCGGCGATGAACTGGTCAAGCTCGCTGGCCGCCCTGGCCAGCGAGACCGAGGCCTCACCCGTCTCAGGGTCGTTCCGGTCCTCGTCATGATGCTGGGCGACGACCCGCTCATAGGCCGTCTGGACCAGCATCAGGCCATCCCGCACCATCAGCCCGGCATAGCGGTGGATCTTGGGGTTGGCGGCCTCGATCGTGTACAGGGCGAGCGAACCATCATCAGCCGGCCGGGTCAGTTCGGTCCTGGTCGTTGGCATCGCGATGTACCGCCGGCCCTGGGCAATCAGCTCCAGACCTGCCTCGTAGGCCGACTCGATCGCCTGGTCTAGGCCCGAGGCCATCCGCTCACCGCGCGACTTGGCCGACTTGAGGATCCCCGCCTGGGTTGCCTGGGCCAGTTTCGTGTCCCAGAGCCGGGCCCGCTCAACCCAATCGTGGTTCGCGCTCCAGCGGCTCCACGCGCCGGGGACCTGGGCCGCGTCCGGGCGGCCCGAGGACTTGCGGTAGGCGCCGACGATCGTGCGCGGGGTGGGTGAGTCCAGGTAGGCGCGGAAGGCCGTGAAGGCCTGCGAGGACTCGCCACGCTGCTGATCCCAGGGGTTGACCTTTTCCATGACTTAGGCTCGCCGTCGTTTGAACTGGCGCCCGATCCAGTGGCCAATGTCACGGGCCTGGTCGATCCCCGCGGCCATCAGCAGGACGAGCAGAACAAGAGTCGCGATGAGCGCATTCGTGAACGAGTGCCGCCGCAGGCTCATTGCGGGATCTCCGGGGCCGCGGGGATGACCTCGGTCCCGGCCGGCGGCGCGGCCTTCGGCGGCATGCCGAGCGGCCCGGCCGAACCCGGCGAGATGGCCCGGAGCTGCTTCGCGAGCCGGAAGTCGGACCAGAGGAAGGTGTCACCCTCGTAGTGCCCGAGCAACTCGTAACGCGGGTTCTCGGCGAAGGACCGCCACTCCTCGGCCGGCTTCATCACACCGTGGACCTTGCACGGGCAACCCGGCGTCCCGCACTGGCCGGGGATGGTGCAGTCACCACCACAGGTCGGGGTGACGGCCGGTGCATTCGGCTTGGGCGGGCGGAACTGAATCCCCGCCTTGAAGAGCGAGAGCGCAATCAAAACGATCAGGATGAGGTTCACCGTGAACACGAGGCAGCGCGTGACCTTTTCCATCGAGACCTCGGGTCTGGGCGGCTGGGGCAATCAGGAATCGTCGGGCCTGGCCAGGACCATGCCGTAGTTGTCGATCCCCTGGGGGATCGACAGGTCGGGCCGGCGGATCAGCTTGTTGCCCTTGAAGGGTCGGTAATCGACGTGGTGCTGCCAGCGGCCCCACTTGCGGGTGATCTTGACGATGTCAGGATGCTGGCGCTGGAGTGATCGGGCCATCTCGAGACGGCCATCAAACTGGTCATCCTGCCGGTACAGTTCGTCCGTGTTGCCGCCCTTGCAGGTCATCGTGGCGATTTTGTTTGCCAGGAAGGCATTGAACAGGATCGTGCAGTCCCCGTCCTTGAGCACGCGGATCGACAGGTCGGTGTCCTCGTTGTACCGGCCCCGCCAGCGGTGGCGGCAGGCATTGTCGATCAGGATGCACGAGTAGATGCGAGTGTTGACGTAGAAGGGCGGCCATGCCTTGCGCCGGGGGACGAACATCTCGTACTGGAACCCGGACAGCCGGACGTTCAGGTAGCGGTCCGTGAAGTCCTCAGCCGCTGCGAAGATGGCCCCGGTCCAGACATGGCGCTTGATGTTGCCGTGGTAGCGATAGAAGCCCTGGATGTTGTCGTCCAGGATCCAGTGCCGCGCGTGGCCACCGGCCAGGGCGTGGTCCCAGACCCAGTTGCGCGCCGGGATCGATCCCTGGCCGAGATTGCGGAACGGTAGGATCAGCAGGTGTCCGGGATCGATCCCAGCCCCAGCCATGGCCCTGGCATACGCGCCCTGTTCCTGAGGCTCGATAACGAGGCTGAAGGGGACGGACATCTTGGCCAGGTAGCGGGGCGTGATGAGGTTATCCGCTCGCCCCTTCGAGATCACGTAAACCGGGTATCTAGGGTTCATCGCCGCCCAGTTCATCCTCGTCAATGGCATCGACGTAAGGGTTCGCGCTCCAGTTGGCTGCCTCGGCCCTCGGGTGCCAGAGGAACTTGATCCCATCCGTGATTTTCTGGCCGAGCAGCTTTGCGAAGTCCTGGACATCCTCGGCTGAACGAAAATGGATACGCAGGGTGCGGAACGGACTCTGGTCCTCATTCTCACACTCGGGCATCCCCTGCCATTCAGCCATCGGGTCATCGACCTCGACGCCGGCTGAGGCCTCATCGCCGGCGGCCTTGGCCCCGATCCTCTCCAGCAGGTCATCCAGCTCGGATCGCTCGTAGCCGGTCGCCTCCAGGGTCGCCGCGGGGTCAGTCGCGATCGCCTCGAGCATCTCGGCCAAACGCTCCTCATTGCGGCTGCTGAACTCGGCCGTGCGGTTGTCCGCGATGGCGAAGCCGGTCAGGGCCGTGCCGGTGAGGTCTGACACGTTGTACGCCAGGTGCGTCCACCCTAGCCGCCGCGCCGCCGCGAGTTGCCCATTCCCGGCCCGGACGACCTTGCTGGCATCGCCGACGACAAACCGCTGCTGACCGTAGGCGGCATAAGCCGCGGCAATGCGGCGGATCGACTCGTCATCATGGTCGTTCGTGTTGGCCGGGTCCTCATGCAACTCATCGATGGGCACGAGGAAGGACCGGAGCGAGTCTGGCCCCTTCCAGGCAATCTCTTGACCCGGCTTGTCTGGCTTCGCCACGGATGCGGCTCCCGGAACGTGGCGGCTCCGCGCGACCAAATCAGCAATCGCGCGAAGCCTTCAAGGGTGAATGGTGTGACTCAACTCGAGCTCTCGGGACCCGCGCTCTCGGTCGGGATCGCGGCCGGGACGATCGGCTCCTCGGCGGGCGGCAGAGGCAACGGAAGGGGCGGCGCCGACTGGTCAAGCTCGTCAAAGAACCAGTGCCAGGTGCCCGGCTTGCCGCTCGGGTCGTAGAGGACGGAGCCAACCCCGACGTAGGCGCCTTCCAGGCCGACAGGAAAGTCATCAGCCTGGTCGCGGATGACGCAGAGATTGGACATCCCCGGGGCTGTCTCATGGCCGGCCGGCTGCCAGACGCGGCTGATGATGGCGGCGCGAGGCTCGCCCTTGCGGGGGCCGTCCGGGAGCACGTAGATAACGATCCCGCCCAGCATAGGATCCCGGCTAAGATGCTCGAGACAATTCTGGGCGTGGATCATGTCGAACAGGGAATCCCCGTCGACAAGCAGAGTGGCCTTCAATTCTCGGCCCATGACGGCCTCCATGTGGGGAACGGGTCAGTCAGTCAAACGGGAACAGGCTCGGTGACAGTCCGGATCGTCTCCCGGATCAGCCCGACCTTGCGCCGGCTCAGCTCGGCTTGATCGTGGTCGGCTCAGCCGGGATCGCCGCCGCGGCGGGTGCCGGGGTCGGAGCGGGCGCGGCCGCGGCCACGGCTGACTTCGGCAACAGGCTCGCGCGCAAGACCTGGAACTCGGCATGCTCGATCATCCGGGCCGGACCGGCATTGTCGGCCAGCGGGTGCAGGTACAGCGGCGCGACCTTGGACCCGCACAGGTGATGCTCGGCCGGGCCGGTGACGCGGACCAGACCATCCTCGGCCGGCGTGCCCTCGAGCACGGCCGGGTCGGCACCAATGCTGGCGGCCTTCAGATAGAAGCCCATGGAACGCTCCAGGGAACAGGGGTGCAAAGCATAGCGGGGCCGCCCCCAGAAATCAGCCTGGAGGCGGCCCCTTCACGGTGGTTGTTTTGGTGGTGCTGGTCCGGTCAGCTCGCCGGCGGCGTGGTCGACGTGCCGCCGTTGGCGGGGTTGTTCCGGATGTCCAGTGTGTGGCCCAAAATCTCATCCAGCTTCCCGTGGGCCGCGCTCTGGGCGGTCCCGATCCCCATCAAACCCAATCCGAGCACGACGGTTCCCGAGGCCTCGGACAGCTTGCCCTGGTAGCACTGGTGGCCGCCGATGCCGAGCAGCATCACGGCCCCGGCATTGACGATCAGGGTCTGGGTCAGCGGCTGCTTCCGCTTGCGCCGCCGCGGCATGGTCGAACCGGTCATGATCGGTCCTCAGTCGTCCCGTTGGGTGGCGGCCCGGTGGCCTTCGGGGGTCAGTTTGATCCGCTCACCATCGCGGGCAAACCAGGGATGGTCGAGCAAATCACCGATGATCCGGGGCGAGATCGACAGTGCCTTGATGAGCGTTCCTGGCTTCGTCATCCCGGCATGGGCGATGTAGCGGGCGACATCGATCCGCCGACTCTGAAGCTTAAGATTGGCATCGACGACCTCGGCCGGCCGGGCCGCCGCCTTGCCCGAAACCCTCGAGCCGGGCCCGCGCGGCTTTACCTGGACCCGGCCGACCTTGATGCCGACGAACCGGGCCAGCGCCTGAAGCGAGTCCAACTCGCGAGTCAACTCGGCGATCCGCTCCTGGATCCGGTCGTAGTCTTCCTCGCCCAGTGACTGGAAGACAGCCAGGGCCTCGACGGCGGCGGATTCCTTGGGGCTGCTCATGATTTCGGACTCCTGGCCTTGCGTCGTTCCTTGCGGCTTGCCCGCTTCCTGGCCTTGCATGGCTGAGGCTGTTGCTCGGGGGCAGGCAGCCCCGCGATCCTGACCTGACGGTACAGTTTGCCGTCGAAGCCCGAGGCCTGGCACTTGGGACAGTACAGGGCCGACCCCCGGGCGATCCTGCCGCGACAGACCGGGCAGCCCTCCCGGCGATCCTCATCAGGCTTGACCGTCCCATCAGGCTGCAACTGGCCGCCGATCCTCACGACATGGATGGTCACGGGCGGCTCGATAAAGGAGACTTGCCGGCCGCGCCGGACCAGCTCACGCCTCGGGATCTCCCGCGAAATCGGCTCGAAGCGGCCCAGGCAGCGCGGGCAGCGGGCGGCCTCAGGATCTTCCAGGCCCGGCTCCCATGCAGGCTCGCCGGCCAGGGGGACGATCTCTCGCTCGGGTACCAGCAGCCAGGGCATCTCGTCGCGGATCTGATGCTGGAACTCCTCGTGCCGGACCAGCTCAACGAACTCGCGTGAGCACACATCCGGGGCGGGCTTGCCTTCCTCGCCGGCCGTCGCCCTCGCGTACCGGCCCAGGGCCATGGAGACCTTCGACCCCCAGTCAGCCGGCATGCGGCATTTCTCCCGCGAAGGTGGATCGGATCGCGGCCAGGATGTCGGGGGCGTGCGTCATGACCTCCCGCTGTCGCCGTCGCCGGTGCCGCGGCACCCGCTTCATCGACAGCACGAAATGCGAATCGGCCGGCGAGTAGCCGGCTGAGATCAGCAGTCCGTAAAGCAGGTCATTCAGGCGACGCCCCTCGGCATCGTTCAGGGTTCGTCCCCTGGAGAGCCTCATCGGTCCATGGCACTCGGCAGCTTCGCCGCTAGTTCGGATCCCCATCATCGCGGATTCACTCCTATGATGCGACGCGGACATCGAATGAACCGATTTCGCCCTAACTCATGAGGCCAACAAGGGAAGAATTTTTCGGCAAACGGACACGCTGTCGCGCGCCGTCACTCATCTGTCCCGAGACCGCCGACCATCTCCGGCTCGGGTTCCAGGGCGGCCGGCGGCTGTTGCTGAGGCACGATCCCGGCCAGGTCCTCGAGCCGGCCCGTGATTGCTACGGCGAGGATCGTCTGGATTTCGGTCGCATGCCGCGAGCGCTGGTCGCGAAGCTCCGCGCGGAGGTCCTCGATCGTCCGCTTGAGGTCCTCGCCTCGTTCCTCACTATCCCGAATCTGCCGCTTCAGTGCCGAGGTCTCATGCTTGCGGTCGAGCCAGACGGCCAGCACGCGGCAGCCGTAGTACAGCCCCATCCCGATCACGCCGATCAGGTAGCCGGCCGACAGATGCTCGTTGGGCATGAGCGCAGTCGCCGCGGCACCGGCGACGGCGAAAATCGCACCTGGCGTCGGCAGGGCTGGGAAGTGCAGGGCATGCAGGTGGTGCGGGCTCTCGATCAGCGACATCGCTCGGGTTCCCTCGGGATGGGGCCGCGACATCGCGGCGGTCGGGGATTCGGTTCGGGTCAGTGACGATAGATTGGCAGGGTCGCCGGCTGCGGGTAAGGGCTGCGCCGGGGCGGCGGTTGCGGCTGGAGTGGGAGGGTCGCGGCCGGCCTCGACGCGGGCGCCCCAACTGGCGTCCTGGCGGGCTGAGCCGCCGGCGGCGCGGTGGGCCGGTCAGGGATCGGCGGCGGGGTCAGCCTGGCACACTGAGCGCCGTAATCGACCACGACCACATGGCCGTACAGGTGATGCGGAGCAATGCCGATCCCGACGTGAGTGAAGGCCGGGTCCTCGAAGTCGGCGCGATGCCCCTCATGAGGGTCGCTCGCGCCGTCCAGGATCAGGATCCCCTCCTCGGGTGACTCACCACCCCAGGCGATCCCCTCGGAGACGTTGCCGAAGCCGCGATTCCGGATCCCGCAATCCCGGAACGTCCAGCCCCGCGTGCGGACCCGCTCGGGAAACCCCTGATGCGGCCAGGGGTGCGGCCAGGGCGAGCCCGATCCGATCGCCTCAGCATGTTCCTGCGCCGCCGCGGTCAGCTTCTCATCGAGTGCCACCGGGGATACTCCGCGCTGCTGCCTCCGCTCGTTCAGGGCCGCCAGGGCAAGCACCCGCGCGGCCTGGCGGTCCTCAGGCCAGCCCGGCTCGGCTGCGCTGGCTGGGGGCCCTCCCGGGTCGGCCACGGCATTCCTGCGGACCGGACCGAGCGGCTGGATCGCGCGAACGTCAGGGACATGGATCGCGATCGGGTCCATGGGCTGGAGTACCATGGGTGACGGGCTGGCCGGGGCATCCCCCGACCAGCCCGCGTTGCTCCAGGGGCCGCCGCCCATGGCAGCCAGCAGCACCAGGCTGTGCATCATCGTCCCCAGCCCTTGTTGGTCCAGCGGTTCGGCAGGGGCCGCCGCTCGAACCCGGGGAACAGGCCGATCCCCCAGCAATCGCCCTCGGCGAGCTGGGCCTCGACGTCGCGGCGGTGCGTCCGGAAGGAAAACGTGGGGATCCGGAACGGGGTCGGGCCATGCGGGTTGTTCGGTCCCCAACTCTGGAACTGCACGGCCGTCTCGATGCCGTCACTCCGGATGATGCCGGCGAACATCATCTGGTGCGCCCAGGACCCAGCCCGCCGGCAAATCCCCTTCTCGTCGCGCGGCGTGTTATAGCCCACGTTGGACGCGATGGTCACGAGCAACTCGTTGGCCAGGGCGGCGCACAGCTCATCCCATGAGCCGATTTTGACCTTCTTGCCGGCTTTGACTGCCTTGTCCTGGTACCGCTGGACCGTGCCCGAGGGGTCGTTGGCGAAGGCATGCAGGCGGGAGCGGTCCTCCTCGTAGGGCTGGCCAACCGTGGCATAGGTGACGGCGCCGACCTCGCACGCGCCGGCCGCCATCGGCGCGCCATAGCAGCCGTTGTCCCCCCGCATGTTGGCCTTGAGCAGACCCGCGGCGTAGGTGAACTCGACACAGGTCCGGTGCACGACCGGGACTGTTCCATCGGGCGACTCCGTCCTGGCGGCCGCGACACACTGCAAGAGGTCGAGGACGTGCATCATCCCCTCGCTCGTGCAGTTGTTGCCCGTCTGGGCCCGGTAGGGCGGCTCCTCCCCCTTGGGCTTCCAGACCGAGCCATCCTCGTTGTGGATCTCAACCTCGTAGAGAGCGAGGTAGGGCATCAGGTCGCCCTCCTGGCCGTCACCCATCCAGTGCGGGGCGGCATTGGCCAGGCGGGGCGGGTGAGGCATGCGGTCCTCGAAGAACTTGACCCCGGCCGGATTGGGCCGGTAGCCGAGATCAAGGCGGTCGAGATCGGGATGCCCGACCGGGACGGCGGGTTGCATCAGGTCGCACTCCAGTCTGAGAGTCAATGGGTCAGGAAATGACGCAAGCCGGGGCCTTACTTGGCCCCGGCCTCTTCGCCGTCCGCGATCTCTTCCAGCGCCTGCGCGTACCGCTCGCGCTGGTCCTTCGAGGGCCTGTCGTCCTTCTCGGGGATGATTTCGTCGAGCAGCTTGACGAACAGGTCATCAAAATCCTTCTCGCGCGCGTCGGCCCAGCCCTGGGAGTGCGCGGCCTTGATGTCCGCGAGCGGCTTGTCCGTCGCGCGGATCTCCTGGGCCGCCTTGCGAAGCGACCGGGCCTCGATCGCCGGCAGGCTGTGCGCCCTCGCATCGCCCCCCTTGCGGAACGCGCTCGCGACGGGCTGGGGACCGGGAGCCGGTCCGGACGAACGGTGGTACCGGATCGCCACGTCCGCGATCAGCGCGAGCAGCAGCAGCGCGGCAATCGCAAGGACCCTGGGACTGGCGAGTTGGGCCAGCGGCCGCGGCGGCGCGGCGCCAGCGAAGGCCGGCGCCGGCCGGGGATGGCCCGAGACCACCCGGGGCGGCGCGGTGGGCTGGGCCTGGTATTGCGGGGCCGCCGCAGCCTGGTTCGGCGGCGGCGTCGGAGTCGGTTTCAGGCTCGGCTTGTCGGGCTTCATTGGGCCGCCGGCATGCTCGGGGCGACGGCCTCGGCATGGGCCGGCTCGGGAGCCGCCGGGGCCGGGGCCGACAGGTACTTGACCGGGAGGACGTGCAGCCGGCCCTCCCACTGGATGACGACGACCGGGTCGCCCGGCTGCTTCATCGCGGCCTGGGTCCCCTCGGCGGCCATGCGGTCGGCCAGCGCCTGACGCCGGGCCGCGATGGTGTCATTGAACGCGGCGCGCCTGGCCTGATACTCCTGGTCGAGCGCATCCGCCTGGTTCTCTTCGTGCTCGATGCTAAGCACATCAGCCAACATGGATTGGTCCTCGGCTGGGGGCATCGGGAGGCGTCTCCGGTTGGAGGGTCGTCTGAACTGAGAAGCCCTGGGCCTCGATCGCCTCGAAGGCGGCCAGGGCGGCGTCACTGAACGTCGTCGTGCGAAGCAGGGCCAGGGCATCGCTGTACCGCTGGAGTGCGGCCGAGTCCGAGACCAGCCGGGTCGCCAGTGGGGTCGCGGCCTCGAGGATCGGCAGGACCTCGGGCTGTACCGCCTTGATGCCCAGTTCGATCCCGAGCTTGCCCAGTTCGGCCAGGACCTCGGGCGAGGTCATGACCTGCCAGACGGGGAGGATCAGGGTCCACCTGACCCGGCCGATCCGGTCGCGGATCTGGCCGGCAGCCGCGCGGACCGCGATGCTCAGCTTGCGGGCCGACTGCTCGGCCAGCAAGACCGGCGTCATGTGGGATGGGGGCAGCGGTAGCGCTGGCCCCGCGGGAACCTGACTCATGCACGCGACCGCCACATGGATCCCCACGCCGTTCATCGGCTCATCCCCCTGTGATGTCCCGCCCCGGACCCGCCGGCCACCACCGGCGCGCACGCCGCCAGCCATCAATCGTACGCCGCGCCAAGTCCCGACGACAAGGCTGCTTATCCCGTTTCGGGATTCGATCCTGGATTTTTTCCGGGATTAACGCTTGACTGTGATATCGGGGAGGATATCATAAGGTCGTAGGCGAGGGATGACGACCTGAAGACCTGAGGATGAGACCAATGACCCGGACCGAGATGGAAGCCCTGGCCGCCCGGATCAGGCTGATTGCTGCTGATGCCCCGAAGGCGGCCCTGGTCGGGCGGAAGATCTGGATCCACGCGGCATGGGCGCTGGGCCAGTTCGAGGTCAGCCTGGATGGCTTCAAGGCAGCACTGGTCGAGATGAACCGGCTCGGGCTACTCTCCCTCTCGCGGTGCGATCTGGTCGAAGCCTTCGACCCCTACGACGTGAAGCGGTCGCGCGTGGAGCACATGGGCGCGACGTTCAACCTGATCCGGTTCTGATCCCCCTGGACTACTGGCACGAGGACGAGACCGATGAGCAAGACGATGAAGGCAACCGAGATCGTGACCGAGTGGAACCTGGAGCTGGAACTGGTCGAGGACTGGTTCGAGCAGGCGAAGAAGCGGCTGGCCGAGAACCTCATGGCCGGCTGGCGGGCCATTGCGAGCCACACGGAGCGGATGACCGAGTACCAGGCGAAGATGGTCGCCTGGAAGATGGCCCGCAAGCTGATGACGCCGACCGCCCAGGCGCCGACCATCCGGGCCGGGCTCGAGCGGGTCGCGGAGATGGCCCGGCACGAGGTCCGGGCGATCATCCGCGGGTCGCTGATGACGCGGTCGACCTGCCCGATCACGAACTTCTGCGAGGGCATCGAGCGCGAGGCCAAGCTGCATGCCTGGGACGAGATCGGGCGGAAGGCCGAGCACACGCTCAAGAAGGAGATCATCGAGGACGTCCAGCCTGCTGCTGAGTCGGCCGCCTGAGCCACGCAGAGGGGGCGGGGCTTCGGCCCCGCCTAATGCGGCCCCGGCGCAGTGCCGGGCTGGTCCCAAGCCCAGACGCGAGGATGAGAGCGATGGCGCGCAAAACCACTCCCTACATCATCGGCGAGGCCCTGGCCGAGAAGGATAGGCGGGGCAAGCCTCGCACCGCCTGGCTCTGGATCGTCGACCAGCCGATCTACGGCTCGCCCTGGCATTGGACTAGCGACCGCAGGAATGCGACCCGCTGGACCGGCCAGGCCGCAGCCCAGGCATTCGCCGACACCGCGATGGCCGGCATGAAGGCCAGCGGCTACGACGTGCAACTCTACCTCGTGCCGGCCTCGGGCGGGATCCCGGTCGGCGCGCCCACCCTCCCCGGAGGCTAAACTGATGGGGCCCTACTGCCGATTCTGCGATCAGCGGTGTTTCGTCCCGATTCCCGCTGAGACGCCCGAGCACATCCTCCAGGCCTACGGCGGGGCCGGCTCGATGCTGGTGGCCACTTGCCGGCGAGGCCAGGACTTCGAGCGGAAGAAGACCGGCTATTGCCTGGACATGATCCGGTCGGCCATCCCCGACATCCCCAAGGGCGATACCATGATGATGACTGAGCGACCGACCTGCGTGAGTTGCCCGTTCTGGGCCGAGAATGAGGGCAGCATGCTCGGGGAATGCCGACGCCAGCCCCCGACCATGCCCTATGCCGAGGCCGCGGAGAACACGGACGGCATCTGGCCCGTGACCCTCGAGACCGAGTGGTGCGGCGAGCACCCTGACATGCCCGCCTGGATCGAGCAGCGGCGCGAGACCGCCCCCTGACTCGACACCCCGCGCCACGCTCGCATCTCGCCTCGCTCCCCGCGTGCCGGCCATCTCCATGATCGTGACCGTCGAGCCGCTCTGAACCCCAAACCCGGAGACCTGAGACTGATGATGAACGTGGACCTTGGCACCTTGCCCGCGCGCTGCTGCCAGCTCGGGCGAGAGTATCGCGAGGCCGTGCGGATGACGGCGCGCATCTGCGACGGGATCGAGACCCTCGATGGAACATACTCGGGAGAGTTCATCGCTTGCCTGGCAGGGGAAGCGCATCAGATTTCCTCTGAGTTGACCCGGCTGATCGATGACTGGCTTGACGGGCCGGGGGGCGGGATGGTGGACATGATCGCCGCGGCCGCGCCGCGGGTGATCCCCCTGGCGGTGCTGGTCCATGTTCCGCGGGCCGAGGCGCGGAATCGAGCCTATCTCGTGCTCCGCGCCTACTGCGAGGATGGCGGGACCATGGACTGGCTGACCTGGCTGACCTTCGGCGGCCGGGTCACAGTCTGACACTCCTGCACGCCCTCCCGTCGGCTCTCCCCTCCCGATCACCAAGAATACGTCCCGCCGGCTCTCCCTGCGCGCCCGCGCGTGGATCCGGCTCGTTCTTGCCCGAGATTGCCCGCGCGTTGCCCTAGCGTTGCCTGATCCCAATCTGGGTTCAATCCCGGGTTTTATCCCGATTCGGGCTTGACTCCAGTATCACGCGAGATATCATAAGGTTGTAAGTGAGGGATAACGAGGACCTGATGCGAGGATGAGACCGATGAGCAAGCCGACCCGGGTGATGACGGTCGAGCAGGCGCGGGACGTGCTGATTGTCTGTGAGCGGCGCATGGCGACCAGTTACCAGAGGGCGATCCTGAACCTGGCCAAGCAGGGAATCACGGACGCGCTCGTGAAACAGCCGCTGATGCTGGCCCTGGACAGATGCAAGCAGCGGCTGCGGGATCTGGGCGTCGACCCGGACGCGGACCTGAGTTGATAGCTTCCTTTCTCCCTTGACCGCTTTGGCCCCAAACGCGAGGACGACTGCGATGGAAGCGACGATTCCCGCAAGCAAGACGATGAGCCGGATCCATCCCTTCGTGGCCGCCTTCGGGCCGGGGCCGTTCAGTATCTTCGCGACGATCCACCTGCCCGCCCTGGACCTGCGGGACCGGGACGAGGCCGAGTGGGAGCGGCGGCTGGGCGTGGCGGCCGGGGTGGCACGCTCATTCGGCGTCGAGTTGGGCGTCTGCGGCTGCTGCGGGCACGCCACGAGCGAGTCGATCATCGGCGAGCCCGACCACGGCAACGCGAAGGAGCGGAGGCGGTTCGCCGTCTGCCGTCGCTGCGTCCAGCGGCACGGCGGGCGGGTGCTGAACCGCAAACTGGCCTACATCGACCGGACCCACGAAGGCTACGCCCGCCAGTCCGATACGGATCGCGCGATCCTGGCCGCGAAGGGCAAGAGTTGATCCATCCCCGATCCCCCTGGAGACCGAGACCCATGCACCTGCACCAGCTTTCCATCGAGAACTTCAAACGCGTTTCGGCCGTGACCCTGACGCTCCCCGCTGGTGGCGGATCCTTCGAGATCGCCGGCCGCAATGGTCAAGGGAAGTCGTCGACGATTGACGCGATCTGGTCCGCCCTCGGAGGTGCCAAGGCGGCCCCCGAAAAGCCGATCCGCGAGGGATCTCGAGCCGCCTCGTTGACTCTCAGGATCGGCGACATGACTGTGCGGCGTGAATGGGATGCACGCGGGACGCGGCTGGTCGTGACCGATGCGGATGGCTCACGCGTCAGCAGCCCCCAGACCCTGCTCGACTCACTCTATGAGCGGCTGGCCTTCGATCCCTTGGCATTCACCCGGCTCAAGCCCGAGGCGCAGGCCGAGACGCTGCGGCGGGTCGCCGCCCTCGACTTCGCCGACCTCGAGCAGCAGCGCGATGCGGCGTTCGCCGAGCGCACCGAGGTCAACCGGGCGATCAAGCAGCAGGAAGGGGCGATCGCCGCGATGCCGGAGGTCGAGCCGGCCGAGGAGGTCAGCGCGGCCGAGCTGACGGCCGAACTGAGGGCGGCCAGCAGGCACAATGCCGGGGTCGACTTGCAGCAGCGGCGGCTCGACCAGAAGCGAGCGGAGATCGCTGGCCTGGACCGCGAGATCACGCACCAGCTTTCCGAGGCTGAGCGGCTCCGCGGGATGATCGCCAAGCTCGAGGCCGACGCCGAGGATCTCCGCGAGCGGCGCCAGGCCGCGACGCTGCTGCTCGAGACGATGGAAGCCTCCGCCCCGCGGGCGATCGACCCTACGCCGATCCTCGACCGGATCGCGGCGGCCGAGCAGGTCAACCGCCAGGCCCGCGCCTACCGCGAGCGGGCCGCCGCGCTCGAGGCCCTGGCCGCCAACCGCAAGCACGCTGAGGACCTGACTGACCAGCTCACTTACCTGGACCGGGCGAAGGCCGAGCGGTTGCAGGCAGCCCCGATGCCGGTCGCGGGACTGGGGCTGGATGGTGAGGTCGTGACCTTCGAGGGGATCCCCTTCGGCCAGATCAGCTCGGCCCAGCAAATCCGCGTCTCCCTGGCCATGGCGGCCGCAATGAACCCGCGGCTGCGGCTGCTGGTGATCCGGGAGGGTTCCCTGCTCGATCACGACTCGCTGCGGCTCGTGGCCGAGTGGGCCGAGGAGCACGGCTATCAGGTCCTGATCGAGCGCGTTGCCGACTCCCTCGTGGGCGCCGGGGTCGTGATCGAGCAGGGCCGCGTGAAGGCTGAGACCAGCCCTGCGCTCGAGCCGGAGCCTTCGCTGTTCTGACCCTGCCCCGCTGACCCTGCCCTGCTGACCCTCTTGAGACCGAGGACCCGAGCCATGATGCGCGAGATCAACCTGGATTCCCCCCTGGACCCGGATGCCATGTGGGCCCGGATGCGGCTGGCCCGGATGCAGGGCAATGCGGAAGCGGCAAGCCGGGCCGCCTGGGACTTGCGGGGCTGGATCCTGCACAACTCCCCGCCCCCGACCGGGATGCTCTCCACGAACGTCCTGATTGCCTGCCGTGACGTGCTGGACTGGGCGGATTCGCTCACCCTCGGGCCGGCGACCGAGGCCAAGGGCCTCACCGGCAACCCGATCCTGGATTGCGGCCGATGAGCGCGGCGCCGGTCTGGATACGGGTGACGCCGGCCGATCTCGCATCAGGCCGGCGGCACCATTGCTCCGAGTGCCCGCTGGCCCTGGCCATTAAGAGGGCCTTTCCTGGCCGGTCGGTCACTGTCTCCGACCGGCCCGTCACCATCGCCGTGGGGCTGCGGGTCGCAATCCTCCATCCCACGGACCTGCGCCTGGTCGGTGAGTTTGTCGAGGCCTTCGACGCCGGCCGGGATGTCGACTGTATTGAGTTCGAGTTGAGCCTGGGCGACCCGGATTCGCTGGCCGCATGAGGTTGATTGATGAAGACAATGAAGACAATGAAGACAATGAAGACGATGAAGACGATGAAGACGATGAAGACGATGAAGACGATGAGACTGAGCACAAAAGCCGAGCCGAAGACGGAGCTGGCCAGCGCACTGCGCGAGGCGAGGCGCGAGGCCGGCTATCCCAGCGGGCGGGCGGCCGCGACCGCCCTGGGGATGACCACGGCTCACTACTGGCACCTCGAGGCCGGCGACGTCGAGCCGATGTGGCGGACCCTCCACCGGATCATCATCGGCCTGGGCCTACCCTTGGAACGGTTCTTCCCGGCCGCGCTGATCCTGGAAGCGGCTGAGCGGATCCGCTCCCATCAGGCCGCGCAATGACGCGGGGCCGGGTGCTCGCCGTGACGCGAACACCCGGCCCCTTCCCCCCGTCCCCTTCATGGACCTCACCATCGTACCTGCCCCCATCCCTCCCCCGCAATTCTGGTTCGGGAAGAAATCTGAGAAAAATCCCGATTCGGATCTTGATTCGGGATAAGAAGCGGGATATTATGTCCTTAGACATGACTGATCCCTGACCCTGAACGCGAGGATGAGACCGATGGCCACTGCCCACCTGACCGGATCCGCGGAAGCCCTGGCGCTCTGGATGCAGCAGCCGATTGACGCCAGCGGCGCCTGTGACGACCAGATCCGCGAGGACGTGATGGGTGATGCTCACACCTTCACCCGCTTTGCGGTCAAGGGGAACCTTGTGATTCTCAAGACGCTCAAGGGCAGAACGATCCTGGAGACGGTCGAGCGGAACGGCTCCAGGCTGGTGATCGTCGATCATGTCGCGAGCCGCTGGATGAGGGTCCGGTTCTGGACGAACGCGGCCAGCCTCAAGAGTCTCTCGGCCGAGCTGAAGGCCAGCCCCGAGGCCCGCACCAGCTTCGATGAGATCTATTTCCACGCCTGATGTCTTCCGACCGTCGCGGGGTGATGCCCCCCGCCCGAGGATGGCCTGGCAAGGCCGAAACGGGACCTCTGATCACTGATCGACATCACAACGGGAAAGGACGAGACCCATGGTCTGGGATGCTTCGGAACTGGTCAACGGGCGCATGAACCGCCGCCACAACCTGAATGTCGTGGACGGCCGGGCCTCGATGTTTTACGCGGGTGAGCTGCCCTGGCACGAGCTGGGCCAGCGGGTCGACTCGGCGCTGCGGACCTGGGACGAGGTCAGCGAGGCGGCCGGGCTCGGCTTCGAGGTCGGGGTCTTCCCCCTGGCCATCTCGGTGCCGGGCGGGGTCGAGTTCGAGAAGTTCGCCCATCTCCAGGGGCGGGGCGTGGACTCGGCCCGCGCTGTGGTCCGCGTCGACACCGGGGCGGTGCTGGGGAGTGTCGGCCGGTCGTGGAAGCCGGTGCAGAACAAGGAAGCGTTCGGTTTTTTGGACTCGATCGCGGCCGACCGCCAGATCGAATACCACACGGCCGGCGCGCTCGGCGCGGGCGAGCGGATCTGGCTGCTGGCGAAGCTGCCTGGCGTCATGCAGGTGGCGAGCACGGACGATGAGGTCGAGCGCTACCTGTTGCTCAGCAACGCTCACGACGGCTCGGCGGCCCTGAGGGTCTTGTGGACCCCGCAAAGGGTGGTGTGTCAGAACACGCTCGCCGTCGCCCTGGCCGGGGGCGAGGGGCAGGGGATCGCGATCCGCCACTCGGGCGACCTCGTGAGCAAGGTCCGCGAGGCCCAGCGCGTGCTCGGCCTGGCCGAGCGGTTCTACGACGACCTCAAGCCGCGGATCGATGCCCTCGCCGGGTTCCAGATGAACAGCCGGCTGCTCGCGAACTACTTCGAGGCTATCTACCCGGACCCCGAGGACCCGGAGAAGTCGCCCCGCGCCGCGGAGACGGCGAAGGGCATCCGCGACGTGCTGACCGGGCTGTTCGAGGGCGGCATTGGCCACGACATGCCCGGCATCAAGGGCACGGCCTGGTGTGCCTACAACGCGGTCACAGAATTCATCGATCATGATGCCCCGACCCGCAAGAGCGAGGGGGCTGCGAGCCGCAAGCTGGAGAGCATGTGGTGGGGCAGCGGCGCCAAGATCAAGCGTGAGGCCTGGTCGAATGCCTGCGAGTTGGCCGAGTGTGTCTGATCCGATCCGATCAATCGGCGCGGGGCCGGCGACGGCCCCGCATTTTTTCTCCCTCTCACCCCCGACCACGGAGGCCCGAGCGATGGCAACCCAGCCCCTGCTGCCGATCCCCAGCATGGCTGACGCCGAGGCGACGCGGCTTCTGGCCGACCGGATGCGGGACGTGTGCATCCAGCTCGATCTGATCTGGCATGCGATCGACCCCGCGGTCATCGGCCACGCGGCCTACGATGCGATCAAGGATGCCCCGCAACTCGAAGCGTTCTACCGCTCGACCGGCGGCATGACTTCGACCCTGACGGACCTCGCGTCGATCCTCGACGCCCAGGCACGGAGATGACCCATGCGTGATGCTTCACTTATCCAGCGGTTCCCGATCTTCCTGGCGACGGCCCTGGTGTCCTTCCCCCCGGGGCGACATCGGGTCCAGATCTTCTCATTCTCGCCGATCGAGCCGTGCGACCTCGGCGAGCCCGGTGAGGTCGAATGCGATGGCAGCCCGGCCCCGTTCATGGCGGTCGAGTGCTCGATCCCGGCGCGGATGCTGGCCGACCGCCGGGCCGTGATCCTGGACGGCGTCGCGAGGCCGGTGGACGCCCGCCGGCTGCTCGCGATGGCGGTCGAGGAGATGCCCGGGCTGCTGCTCGCGTCAGCCGCCGGGAACGGCTGCGAGGGCTGCCGGGACGCGGCCCACGAGGCATTCGAGGGGGCCGGGGCATGAGCCGCCGCGAGCGTGCCAGCGAGGCGGTCCGGGCCGCGATCCGGGCCGCCGATTGCTTCGAGGTCCCTGTGATCGTCTATGAATCGCCCCGGGGCCGGTTCATGCACTTGCCCGAGCACGAGCCCTGGCCCCGGGGATTCCGCCGGCTGATGACCGTCCGGCCCCGCCCGGAGCCGGTCACGGCCTGATTGCTATCCATCCCGACCCGAGAGAGGTACCAGACCCATGACCGCGACCGCGACCCAGACGATCCGATTCGAGCGGCTCCCCATGCTCGAGGCCATCGCCGCCGTGAGCGGCGTCGTGCCCGCCCGCTCGCCCAAGCCGATCTTGCAGAACAGCCTGCTCGTCGTCGACCCCGACGGCGGCTCGCTGCTCCAGACGACAGACCTGGAGGTCGGCATCCGCCAGCTGGTGCTCGGCATCAAGGCCGACGCTCCGGCCCGGCTCGTCCTGCCCGCCCGCTTCACGTCGATCCTGCGGACGTGCCAGGACGACGAGATGACGCTCACGTTGGAAGACGAGAATGCGTTCACGATCCGGGGCCGCAAGAGCAAGCACAAGCTTCCCTCCGAGGACCCGAGCGTCTTCCCCGAGGTCCCGGCCTTCGATGCGGCAGACTATCACGTCATCATGGCGTGCAATGTCCGCAAGCTGATCGCCCGGACCGCGTTCGCCACCGACGTGGAGAGCACGCGCTATGCCCTGGGCGGGACGCTGCTCGAATTCCCCGAGGGGCGGGCATCGCTCGTCGGCACGGACGGCCGCCGGCTCGCCTTGCAGGTCGTCCCGGCCGAGGTCGAGGGCAAGGGCTTCTCGGGCAACCCGAACCCGGTCATCCCGGCCAAGGCACTGCGGTTGATTTTGAAGTCGATCACGGACGACGACCCGCCGGTCCACCTGGCTGGCGTCGCGAATGGCTCGGCCATCCTGGTCCGCACGGAGCGGGCCGAGATCTACTCGCGGCTCGTCGAGGGCCGTTTTCCCCGCTACCAGGACGTGTTCCCCAGCAGCAGCTCGGCGAGCTGCCGGTTCCAGGTCGAGCCGTTCGCCCTGGCCGTCGAGCAGGCCGCGATCACGACGAGCGAGGAGTCTCGCGGGGCAGACTTCCGGTTCGATCCCGAGCGGCTCGTCGTCACGACGAATGCGGCCGACGTGGGCGAGTCCGAGGTCGAGCTGGACCTGGCGACGCAGGGCGGCCCGGTGGACATCACCTTCGACCCCCGCTACCTCCGCGACTGGTTCAAGATGGTCCCCCAGGACGCCGAGGTCAAGCTGGAGATGACCGACGGCAAGAACGCCGCGATCTTCAAGGTCGAGGACGGCGGGACCTACGTGGTAATGCCGCTTACTCGCGATAGGTAATTATTCTTGGATTTCTTTAGGCTATCGCTTCGATTCCAAGATGGATCCCGATCCGGGATTGACTTCCCGTCCCGGATCGGCATAGACTCGACTTGACGACCGAGCGGGATACGGATTGCCCGGCCCGTAAGTTCCGGAATGCCTATGCCGAGTCCAAAGGGCTGTAACATGGCCAGCCACGGCAGGGGAATCCATCCCGGAACATGGATGCTCCCACCTGCGAAAGCGGGAGCATGGAGGTTCAAATCCTCCCGGTCGTTTTGGTGATCATAGCTCAACTGGTAGAGCAGCTGGCCTTATCGCGGTGAAACCAAGAGGCATGCCGGCTCGTTGCGGGTTCGACTCCCGCTGATCACCTTGCCATCGGCAGCGATGGCCTGAAATCCTTATCTGCCCCAAAGAGGTCTTGCGGAGTGCAGTAGCCGGCCCCATTGGGCAGGTGCGACCGGATCCGATCATCGCACCGCCCCGGCGCTAGCCAGCTGTCCCCCTGGGGAGTCGGCCGACCCTGACCGGTCGCCCGGCAATCGCAAGACCAACGAACAGCCCGCCCTGGCCGGATCCCCGGGGCGGGACCTGAATAGGCTCGAGGGATCTTCTCAGCGGTCCAGCCTGGCGTCGGCTTCACGTCTCCAGTCCAGACAGCCCGAGAGATCCACCAGCCTGCAAGGCCCGGTCAGCCCGCGAGGGAGGACCGGGCCTTTTCCATGCCTGCCCTGGCCCAAGATGGAATTCTGGAAAAAATCCCGCTTCGGTATTGAAAGCGGGTTTGGACGTGCTAGGATATCCCTGTTGGCAATGCAAAGGGCCGCTGATCGCGGGAACGACCAGCGGCCCAGGGGATGGCTGATAAGGAGCCAAGCCGATGACGATTCTGACTGCGGAACAGGTGACTGTCAAGCTGAGCACGGGTGAGGTGATCCGGGTGAGCGAGGCGGCCCGTGGGGCATCGCTGGTCGCCGGGGGCAACGGTGGGACGTTCCGAGACATGGACAATGCGGCCCGGGTCGCCCAGCTCCGTGAACTGGCCAGGGTACTCCAGGAAAAGGCCGCGCGGCTGGCCGGCGAGTACGAGTCTGAGGGCATGGACTTCCCGACTCGGGTCCGCAACGGGCATGGCGGCCGCATCCCGCCGAGCTGCCAGACGGCTCCCGAGCCCCGCGAGTTCATCCGCGGCATGGACTCGGATGACCTGATCCCGGTCGGCAGCTTCGTCGGGCACGACGCCTGATCCGATCCCCTGGCGCGGCCCCGGGAGGACCGGGGCCGCTTCGACCCGGAGCTGCCGCGATGGCCAGTGTGACCCGGCCTGACACCTGCCGACTCACCGTGACGATCCGGGGGATCGGCTACCATGCCTGCCCGCTCAACTCCCCCCAGGGCCGGGCATTCCGATTGACCAAGCCCGACGGCACGGCCTATGACGTGGCCGAGACGCCCTACGGCCCCACCTGTGATTGTGCCGACCAGACCTTTCGCCGCGAGGGTCTGACCGGCGAGGGATGCAAGCATATCCGCGCCTGCATCGCCCTCCACCTGATCTCACGTCAGCCGACCCGATGACGGAAACCTGAGGAATCATGATGCAGGTGATGCTCAACCTCTCTGACATGGACAGCTATCGGCTGTTCCTCAAGATCAAATCGCTGCCCAAGTATGAGATCCGGGGCCGAGTGGCGACATTCCCCGATGAGTATGCGGCTCGGCTCGGTCTTTCAGTCCAAGAGGTTGGGTCAGCGGATTACGTGCCGACCCCTGGACTTTTCGACTACCAGGCAGAGATCTCCCGGATTGCCATCCGGCGGCGCAAGTTCGCGATCTTTGCCGAATGCGGCTATGGCAAGACCCTGATGGAGGCCGAGTTCATCCGGCATGCCATGGCATCGCTGCCGGTCGATCGATGCGGCCTCCTGATCGCGCCACTGATGGTCATCCCCCAGACGATCGATGAGATTCATCGGTTCTATGGCGGCCAGATGACCATCGAGCATGTCAAGGCTGCCGACCTTGGCCGCTGGCTGACGTCGGGCACATCTCGGATCGGCATTACCAACTATGAAGCCCTGAAGCCTGACGTCCCTCAAGGGCGACTCGGGGCATTGGCGCTCGATGAGTCGAGTCTGCTCAAAAGTCACTATGGCCGATGGGGAGCCGAGTGTATCCGGATCGGCAAGGGCCTGGCCTGGAAGCTGGCCCTGACCGGGACGCCGGCGCCGAATGACCGGATCGAGTTCGCCAACCATGCCGTGTTCGTGGATGCCTTCCCCAGCGTCAATTCGTTCCTGGCCAGGTTTTTCATCAACCGCGGTAAGACTGATGCCCGTTGGGAGCTGAAGCCGGCTGCCCTGCGCCCGTTCTATCGGGCGATCTCTCACTGGTGCATCTTCCTGAACAACCCGGCCACTTATGGATGGCATGATAATGCGACTGATATCCCACCAATCCACGTCCATATCCATGACGTGGACCTGACTGATGAGCAACTGAGGATCAGCCAGGGCCAGACCGGCGAGTTGTTCCCGAACAATGTCGGCGGGATCACGAAGCGATCGATGCTCGCCCAGATCGCCAAGGGCTACCACCAGGGGGAGCGGATCACGACTGCCAAGCCGGCATTCATCCGGAGCTTGGTCGACTCCTGGCATGAGGAGTCAACGATCATCTGGTGCCGCTACAACGAGGAACAGGACATCCTCACCGAGACCTTCCCGGAGGCTGCCAGAATCGATGGCAAGACTCCGTTGAGCCGTCGTCTCGAACTGATCCGGGAGTTTCAGTCAGGTCGGCGGAAAGTGCTGATCTCGAAGCCCAAGATCCTGGGGTTCGGCCTCAATCTCCAAGTCGCGACCCGTCAGGTGTTCAGTGGAATCCAGGACTCCTGGGAGGAATTCCATCAGGCTGTCAAGCGTTCGAATCGGGTCGGGTCAAAACGTCCCCTGAATGTCCACATCCCTGTGACTGACCTCGAGCGTCCGATGGTCGAAACCGTGCTTCGCAAGGCGAGACGGATCGATGCGGACACGCGCCAGCAGGAGGAGATTTTCCATGATGCTTCTCTCTGAAGATGAACGGTTCCGCATTCATCTAGGGGATGCGATCACGCACATGGCCGAGTTGCCGGCCGCTTCGATGGACCTGGCGATCTTCAGCCCGCCCTTCCCAAAACTGTATGCCTACACGAGCCTGCCGGAAGACATCGGCAACAGCGAGGACCTGAAAGGGGAGGCCAAGGTCCATCTGGGCTATTTCTACCGCCAGCTTGCCCGGGTCATGAAGCCGGGGCGGGTGGTCATCGTTCACGTCGCCCAGATTCCCCGCATGAAGCGGTCGGGTGGCCAGGGATTGTTTGACTTCCGCGGACTCAACATCCGGCTCGGAGAACGGTCAGGACTGGTCTTCGAGTATGACTGGGCGGTCCGGAAGAACCCGCAGTCGCAGGCGATCCGGACGCGATCCCGAGAGTTGCAATTCGCTGGCCTGGAGTCGGACCGCGCCCGCTCTCGGGGGTCACTGCCTGACTACCTGCTCAAGTTCACGTCGCCCGGGCAGAACGAGACGCCAGTGTCGAGCGCAGGGCAGGTCAGCCGGAATGATTGGATCCAGTGGGCTGAGTGTTGCTGGTCCGACATCCGAGAGAATGACACACTCAACGTCAAGGTAGCCCGGACCGAGGAAGAAACGCAGCACATCTGCCCGCTCCAACTCGGCCTGATCAACCGGCTGATCCGACTCTACTCGAACCCGGATGAAATCGTGTTCAGCCCATTCGCCGGGATCGGCAGCGAAGGCCATGAAGCCCTCAAGCTGGGCCGGCGATTCTATGGATCCGAGATCAAGCCTGAGTATCACCGCGTCGCGATGGTCAACCTGAACGCCGTCGCCGCCACAGTCCACTCGCAACCAACCCTGTTCTGAGTTTCCCGGAGACCGTGACCGATGGGAGCCAAGCCGCTGAGTCCTGCTATCCTTGACCCGACAAACCCGCCGGCATCCTGGGAGGGATCGACCGGCGCCGAGCGGGTCCGCTACATGCTGTACGGGCCGAAGTTCAAGCGCGACCGCGAGCATTTCTCGCGGGCCTCGGGACTGCCCCGCTCCGTGATTGCCGCCATTGACCGGGGCGAGCGCGAGCCGACCCGCGAAGAGCTGCGCCAGATCGCGGTGCGCTGCCCCGCCTACAGCTCGGGCTGGGTCAAGACGGGGCAGGGGATGCCCATGATCCCGGGCGGGGCCGTGCTCCAGATCGCCGCGACCCCAGCCCCGGAAGCTGAGGTCCTCCCAGCCAGTGCCGGCAAGGCCGAGAACCCTCCCGCCTGCCCGATTGCCGAGCGTGTCAAGGTTATGCTCAGCGAGATCTGGATGGGAAATCCCGGCCGGATGGCCCTGGAAACAGGCCTGGGCCGCGAGAACCTGACAGCCATCCTTAATGGCGCGACCCCAGATGATGACGCCCTGGAGAAGATCGCTGCGGCGGCTCCCGTTATCAACCTGGACTGGCTGCTGGCCGGACGGGGATCCATGCTCATGCCGCCGGCTCAGCCCGCGAAAGCGGAAGCCGCCCCTGAAGCTATCCCCAGGCCAGCCAATCCCCCCCCGGCATCGCTCGACAGCCTGATTGAGCTGATCGAGATGGTCCGGACCTTCGGCGCCGAGGCCAGGGGGATCCGCGAGCAGCTCGATTCGCTCGGCCAGCGGGTCGCCAAGATCGAGGACGATGATACGCGGCTGATGGTCGGCGACATCTGGGGCAAGCTCTCCGCGCGGGTCGATCAGGCCGAGGACAAGCTGGTCGGACTGATCGGCATGGATGCGACGGTCTCGAGCCTGGAGACGGAACTGGCCGGGACCAATTCCCGGCTCGCCCAGGTCGAGGGGACCGTTGCTGGCCTCATGCTGGCCAAGGTCCCCAAGGCCTTCGTGCCCACGAGCCGCATCGAGTCCCAGGTCCCGGCCGAGGCCGCGATGACGGTCGGCAAGTGGTGCGAGTTAGAGGGTCCGCATCAGCGGCTCATCCGCGATGAGGCCGACCGCCGCACCATGGGCAAGCGGCTGGCGCGAGTCTACCGGATCCAGGACACCGACCAGATGAATTTCTCGGGATCATCGCTCCTGTTTCGGGTCAGTGACATGCGGCTGTACGTCGAATGGCTCAGCCGGGCCGGCCTGGAACCGGACCCGGAAGCCTGGGTTGCGCACTACCTGGCCCAGCGTTCCAAGCCCTGACCTATCCCGTCCCGAGGGGCCAGGGATGGCCCTGTCACTCCCTTCCTCTGAGGCTTCACCGATGGTCCAGAGCACGCTCTTTGAAATCAATGGCGTCCGCTCCGCAGTCATCAGCGCGGACGGCCTCTATCGCTACCGGCTCGTCCGCTCCTGGAGTGATGGCTCCAAGGTCCATTTCCTGATGCTCAACCCTTCAAAAGCGGATGGGTGCCACGACGACCCGACGGTCCGGCGCTGCATGGGCTTCGCCGAGAGTTGGGGCTACGGCGGGCTGATCGTAACGAACCTTTTCGCCTGGCGATCGACCGACCCCGACGCGTTGCGCTCGGCCCCGGACCCGGTCGGCCCGGAGAATGACCAACACATCCTCTCAGCCGCGCGTGAGTGCGCGATGACGGTGCTGGCCTGGGGAATCCCCGGCAAGATCCAGGGCCGAGACAAGGCCGTGCTCAAGCTGCTCCGCGAGGCCAACATCCCGCCCTACTGCATCGCCTCGACCGCGACCGGCCAACCCGGGCATCCGCTGTTCCTGCCGTCCCGACTGACCCCGCGACCCCTTGTCTAATGAGGTCGTGATGAAGCGATATATGGTCAAATCGCTGTTCTACACGCTCCAGGGTGAGGGCATCCAAGTCGGACGTCCTGCCGTATTCTGCCGTTTCGCAGGCTGCAACCTCTGGACCGGCCGAGAGATCGACAGGGGCCGCGGCGGATCATGCTCAGCCTGGTGTGACACGGATTTCGTCGGAACGAATGGACCTGGGGGCGGCCAATTCGAGGTTGAGCAACTTGCTGATGCGATCGCCGACGCATGGCCAGATCCCGAGGTCTGGGGGTTGGCCGTCTTCACGGGTGGCGAGCCGCTATTGCAACTCGATGACGATCTCATCTCGGCTGTCCATCATCGCGGCCTGGATGTCGCCGTCGAGACGAACGGGACGATCAAGGCCCCGATGGGGATTGACTGGCTGACGGTCAGCCCCAAGGCTGGTGCCCCACTCCACCAGCGCTCGGGCCACGAACTGAAGCTGGTCTATCCTCAACCGGGGATTGACCCGGCCACGTTCCTCGGGCTGGACTTCCGCCATTTCCTGCTCTCGCCGATGGATGGGCCGGATCATGAAGCCAACATGGAAGCAGCCCTATCCTATTGCCTTGAGAATCCAATCTGGCGGATGACGACCCAGGCCCACAAGTACTGGCTGATCCCATGATGATCCTCATCAACGGCGGTCCAGCCTTGAACCGGTTTGGCTATGACCCGAGGATCGGCCGGCTTGTCTCGCCGCGATCCGGGAATGCGATCATCTCAGGCCAGCAATGGGCCGCTGACAATGATGCCTTCCTGGCCTGGGACGAACTGCGATTCCGCCGGTTGCTCACCCGGATTGATGGCATGCCTGGGTGCCTCTTTGTGGCTGCGCCGGATGTCGTCGGCGATGCGAGGGCTACTCTGGGTCGATTCTGGGACTGGCACTGGGAGATCGCTGGCCGTGGTCTACCAATCGCCCTGGTTGGCCAGGACGGGGCCGAGGATCTGGACCTTCCCTGGGATGCCTTCGACGCCCTGTTCATCGGAGGTTCGACGACGTGGAAACTCTCGGAGATGGCTGAGGACCTGGCAAGGGAAGCCGGCATGCGGCGGAAATGGGTCCACATGGGCCGGGTTAACTCTCGCAAGCGGCTCCGTCATGCTTTCGAGATCGGATGTGATTCCGTGGATGGGACCGGTTTCAGCATGTTCCCGGATAAGTATCTGGCGAATGGCCTCCGTTGGATGGATGAGATCGAACGCGAACCCGCGATGTTCTGAAAGGACCTCATGATGAGTATCGACACGACCTGCCCGCCGGCCACGCCCGAGGTCATCCGGTTCTACCGGGCCAACGGACCGTGGGGCGAATTCAGCAACCTCTATCGCCGGCCCATGACCTTCGAGGGCCGGGAATACCCAACGGCGGAACATGCTTACCAGTTCGGAAAGGCGAGGAAGACGGAGGTCGCGGAGTGGCTCATGCTAGCCCCCTCTCCGTCGCTCCTTGCGGCCTCAGCCCACGGCCTGAACTACTGGGATATCACGCCGGGGTGGTCGAAGAATCGCCGGGATCGGATGCGGCGCGTGGTCGAGGCTAAGTTTCTCCAGCATGCCGACCTCGCCGCGACCCTGCTGCTGACCGGCGACGCGAGGATCGTCGAGGCCGCGACCGTGGACAACGAGGTCAATCGCCGATGGGGCGAGGTCAATGGGGTCGGGACCAACTGGCTCGGCCTGATCCTGATGGAGGTCCGCGGCGCGATCCGTATCGGCCTGGATCGGGGGCAGACCCTGGCATCCCTGGCCGAATCCCTGATCCTGATTGACCAGGAGTCTTCGTGATGGGACGGCCCGAGATGACCCCAGAGCAGGCCGCAGCCGCCCTCGCCAACCGCGAGCGGCTGCAGCGCAAGGCCGAGGCCATGACGGCCGGGCTCGACATTCGGCGGGCCCGGCTCGGCCGGGCTGCCCTCCGATGGATCCAGGGGGCGAGACTCCAGGCATTCAGCTTCGTCAACCTGGCTGATCAGCCGACCGGCGAGGATGCCAGCGACGGCAACCACTGATCGACCAGCAGCCCGGACCAGCTCTCCCACTCCATCCCTTTCGCATCCATCAGGTCGCCGGGGTCGAGCCAGCCCAGTGGTTCGATCTCGGCGGCCGGCGTGATTGCCTCACTCCCCAGCTTGATCTCATAGACGATCCCCAGGTGGACCAGCCCCACGGGGACCTTGCCATCCCGCGCTGGCTCACGGTCATCATGCAGGATGCCAGCAATGCGGAGTGACATCGCCCCGGCCGGCGCAACCTCTTCGTCGATCTCACGGGTCATCGAGTTCGTGACAGTGATCATCGGAAAGTCGGCAACCGTCAGCCCTCGCGCATCACGTGCCTCGACATGGCCGCCGATGCCGAGACTGGCCTTGCCGTGCAGGCGGCCCTCCGTCCCGGCCTTGCGCCGGCGGTAGGCGAAGACCTTGCCCTTGCAGGTCAGTACCCCGTAGGCGATCAACTGAAGCCAGGACGGATCCGACTCCAGCGATTCCGTCCGAGGCCGGACCTGGGCGTGTGGTAGAACCCGATCCAGAAGGTACAGGACGTCGTTCCGGCCCCCCAGGAACCCCGACAGGCCGCCCGCCGCCTTCAGTGCCTGCGCCGGCACGCAGATGATCCTCTCCGATCCGTCCAGCTTCCCCATGATCGGCTTGCTCCGATTGATGACAGGTAGATCCATTCGCCTGTTCAATCATAGCGTCGATCGCGGCATCGGTCCATCCATCGCGGTGGAGCAGGATGCGCGCGATGCGAGCGAGCTGCGGGTCGGGGCCAGCGGCATAGTCCAGTGCGTCGCGGACCTCCTGGGGCGTCGGCGGGATGGCCGGCTCGGGCGGGGCGGCGGGCGCGTAGTATCCGTAATTCGGCCCGGCGGCCGGCGACCCCGTTTTCTGGGTCGCCCGGCCGGCCGCCGGTTCTTTTTTCTCTTTCTGCCCCTTGGAAGATTCTGCGCTCATCCCTGATTGACCGGAACGCCGGCATCGTGATTGACCCGAGCAATCAGGAGTGATTGACCGGTCCAGCTTCCAGAGCAGCACGATCCGCCGAGGCCGATTACCCTCATGGTCGAGCCGAAGGATCAGGCCCGCGTCCTCAGCCTCGCGGAGCGCCCGGATCACTGTCGCGGTCGAGCAGCCCGCGACCCTGGCGATCCGCTCATCACTCGGCCAGCACACGACCGCCCGGCCCCAGGCATGCGAAGCCAGAGCGCCAACCACTAGCTTCGTCCGGGGCTTCAGATCGCGGCGGGCGAAGATCGCCCGGGGGATCGAGGGGTCGGGCAGATTTCCCTTGACGGCCTCGACCGAAGGCGTCCAATCGA